GTTGTTGGTCAAGCCATAAGTGGACATAGTCTTGCGGATGTTACGTGGCGTCCAGACCGGTGGCCTGAACTGCAAAATTGACAAGAAATGGTCATCGCCATAGCAAGACAGTTCATTATAATGCAAGAACTCACGGGCTGACAAACCTGTGAGATCTTTCCATGCCATCATGTAAGCCACAACTAATGCCAGGCTATTGTCCATAGACGTGGATGAGTGGCCAGTTGTGAGACCAGTGCCCTTGCGATATATGTTGCCAGTGGACGTCATGTTCAAAGACTGGCGGAGCACCTGATCATAATTGACGTCAATCAAGTCGCTAATAGCAAGCCTGTCCTTGTGTGTCTCGAAGCCCCTCTTACGGACCTCTTTGACACAATGGGTAATTGGCCCCCCAATGGTGGAGTCGAACTGCTTGCAATCTGCTTCCACATGTATTTGGCACCGAGCATGCCTTTTCCATATGTCGGTCAAATGATACCCATTCAACGGCATGCCCACCTTGATAGGGGTGCTGTCCCACGCAAAACGATGATTGGGCCCATAGTTAAACACTGTGGACAAAATGTACTGAGTGATTGGCGACCCAATCACTGTGCGAATCTTGTCATTCATCCATTTACTGGGCGGCAATGCTTCTCCCTTGGGAGACACATGTGCCACGGGGAAAATTTGTGAAGCCCAGTAGAAGGTGTGCCTCCACAGAGCTTTAAAAGGCGCATAGCCACCAGCATCACGGATGAAATCACGGCGTTTGTACTTTCGCCACATGTGTGTGGGATCCCTCATAAAGGCACCCAGTGCGTACTTCTTCTCCCACATCTTGATGATGTAATTGAATGGAGTCAACTGTGAAGCCTTGAATATGGGCTTGACAACTTCCCACACATCATCAATGGGCGGTGGTGGGAAGTTAGTTTCCACTTCACTAAAGTACCTAGACGTGGCGTCTAGTTCATTCTCAACAGACTGGTAGCTCTCAGTGCGACGAAATTCCTCTGCGGCGCCCCTGATTGCCAATAGATCTTTGTCAATCACCAGCTTGAGCTGGCGAATGCCGGTGGCAAAGTCAGTGCCACCGATAAGCCATTCTTTGAAGGTCTGGCCTGCAACCGCCACATCAGCAGGGGTGGCTTCATTGACATTAATAGGCCAACCCAGGTCGGCCATCTTCTGCTTCGAATCCATCAATTGCTCCATAGAGGGAGCAAAGTGCATGCGATTGCGCACAAAATGCGGCAAAGCCATGGAATCAATGAACTTCACTGCTGTTATGGAGAATGACCGGAAGTGAGCCACCAAGCGTGTGGATGCACCGGACACCCTGGCACTGTGGTAGCGGTCAAATTCACTATTGACAGCTCGAGACATGGCAGCAGCCATGACAACCCAGCTAGTCAGGCGGTATCCTAGCCACTGCAAAGCAAGGTTGTTGCCATTGATGTCTTGGGTTTGCGTGGCCACGATGAACCGCACACACCGGATCACTCCCTCAGCAAACACCGGCATGGGCACATACCACAAGATGGCGGCACACAACCAACACCACCACACGAGCCGGTTGAAAAGTGTGCCACAACGACGGCAAGTCGTCCACAGCACACAGATGATCGCCACCAATAG